GTGGTTTGGTTCGAGAAGAGATTACTGTTATTCTGGCTAAAACCAGTATCGGTAAAACTCTGTTAGTGAACGAGGTAACGAAGCACATTATTGTGGAACATCCAGAAGACATTCTCGGTATCCTGTCTCTGGAAGCGACATATAAGAAGTACTCTCGTAACCTGCTTTCCTCTTACCTGCATATTCCTCTGCATCGTAAGACTCCAGAAGAGCGTGAGGCTATTCTTATGGACAACGAGCAACGCATTCGTGCTTTCTACGAACGTCCAGACGGCACTCCTAAGTTCTTTGTGTGTGATGACCGTGGAGCTAGCGTAGAGAGCGTTAAAGAGAAAGTGCTGGAGATGGTTGTTCACTATGGCGTAACTATTCTGGTCATTGACCCATACTCGGATCTTCTGTCTGGTATGGATGTTCGTGAGCAAGAAGAGTTAGCTACTTGGCTGAAACGAATTATGAAAGAGTACGGCATCACCATTATCGTAATCTCTCACGTTAAGAAGTCTGCCAACGGCAACAACGAGCACATCACCGAAGATGATACAATGGGTAGTAGCTTCTTGGCTAAAGGTGCGGGTATCACTATCGCACTGGAACGTGACAAGGCAGCGGAAGATCCTATTGAACGTAACACCACAAACTGTTTCATCCTGAAAAACCGTGAGTTTTCTGAGACAGGTGCTGCTGGTAACTTCTACTACGATATCAAAACTGCAACTCTGCACGACAAAGAGCAGTACTTTAGCAATCCCGCTAACATTGGCGGCGATATGAAGTTCTGATTGACATAGAGGGAGAAGGAGTGTTATGCTCTTGCTCCCTAAAATAACAAAGGAGAGGAAATGATTGGAGACACACCCTTAAATACTTTCACCTGGGATATCGAAGCAACGGATTTACTTCGTGAATCTTCTATCGATTATACCCTGAGTCCATATCGACTCCGTGATAGCTTCGGTATGCACTGTATTGTGCTGGAGAATCACGAGACGGGTGAGATTATTGGCTTCCATAACGGAGACAAGTATGAGTTTGATGGTCGTCCATATAGCGAGTCTGATGATAAATACACTTACGAACTGAAAGAGTATGAGACAGTCGAGTACACTCACTTCCCTCTGGATCAGTTTGTAGATTTTGTCAATCACACAGGTATCTTTGCGGATAAACCACAGTACAAAGTTGAACGTGCAATTGGTCATAACACCATTAACTATGACTTCTTGGCGGTAAAGCTGTTCTACAAGATCCCTTACAGTGTGAAGTACAACACTTGGGGTGAAAGTAACGTTGAACTTATCGACTCAATGATTCTGAGTAAGGTGCTAAACCCTGATCGCTTTGGTGGTCATAGTCTGGATGCACTGTCACAGAAAGCTGGCGGGGATGTAAAACGAGACTTCCGTAAAGAAATTCCCGTAGAAGATCGATTTAAGACTTTTGCTGCGGATATGCTTTACTACTGTATCTACGATAACAAGGCGAACACCGCTGTGTATCGTATGTTGCAACAGGAATGGGGTGATTACGATAAGTGGACTGATCCATTTATCCTGGAACAGCGTGTAGCTGATATCATTACCCGACAAGAACACCGTGGCTTTGCTTTCGATATGAAGAAAGCAGAACAAAACATTGCAGATCTGGATCAGAAGATGGAAGAGCGCCGTCAACGTGCGGAACCTATCCTTCCACCTAAACCTGCAACGAAAGGCTATCTGAAAGACTTTATTCCTCCTAAGCTACAGTTTAAGAAGAATGGAGAGCCAACTTCTAACATCATTAAGTTTGCTGCAAAACACGGCGGTGAACTGGTTGAAGATGGTAATGGCGGTTATATCCTAAAGGCTCTTGATAAAGAATTCCCTTTACCTTTAGAGGCTGATGTACCAATCTGTGATCCAACCGTTCCAGCTACGCTGAACGATACAACTCACATTAAAAACTGGCTTGTTGGCTTGGGCTGGAACCCGAGCGAGTATAAGGATAAGGACATTACATTGAAGTCCGGCACGAAGATCCGTAAGGATGATGCCGCGATGGAAAAAGGTATTCAGGATTATCTGAAACAAACCTATGAGTCCAACTTCCTTAATGATCGTGCAGAACATCTTGAGTGTACACCAGACCGTCTGGAAGCCACTCTGAGAGCACGTATCGCAAAAGGACGTGGTGTTAAGGTAAGAACGAATCCTAGCTTCACAAAGGGACAGGAGAAGGAGATTTGCCCTAACCTGGAAAGCATCGCTAAGCAGTTCCCGTTTGCTATCGATATCGTGGAATACCTGACTTATAAGCATCGTCGTAACTCAATCTTAGGTGGTGGTGTTGATTGGGATGACCCAGAGGAAGAGCCAGATAAAGGTTATGTTGCTGCTGTAAGGGCTGACGGACGTATTCCTACGCCTGCGGCTACGTGTGATGCGGCTACAAGTCGTATGAAACACAGGTCAGTTGCTAACATTCCTCGTGTTAGTTCATTGTATGGTGAACAGATGCGTAGTTTGTTTGGTGCAGATACACCTAATTATTTCCAAATCGGATACGACTTTGATAGTCTTGAAGCACGTATCGAAGCGCACTATACTTGGAAATATGACATTGAAGGTCAACCATACTGCAACTCATTGCTGTTGGATAAGCCTAACGATGTTCATACCAAAACTGCTGAGAAGATCTCTGAGATCCTTGGCAAGAAGTTTGAACGTGGTAGTGCTAAGGCGGTAAAATACGGTTGTACTTACGGCAGTCAGGCGGCTCGTGTTGCTAAGACAATCGGTAGTGACCTGTACACTGGTGAACTCGTGTTCGGCGGTTTCTGGGAAGCAGCTAAACCACTAGCAGATCTGAAAGAAAAACTGTCGGCATACTGGACAGCAACAGGTAAGACTTATGTTCCTGGCATTGATGGACGTAAAGTACCTACCCGTTCTGCTCACGCAATCCTGAACTCATTGTTCCAATCAGGCGGTGTTATTTGTGCTAAACGTGCAATGGTGCTGTATGATGACTACATTGAAGAAGAAGGTTTGCTGTGTGACTTCTTTGTTGATGATTGGAAGAATATGAAGTTCGCCCAACAGATGATTGCTTACCACGATGAAGCCCAAGTAGAGGTGTCCAAGGAACTCGTAGAGTTCAAATGGTGGCGTCCAGAAGAGTTAGGCTGGGTGAAAGTAGAAGACGAGAAGGAGCAGGCTGCTATCGATAAAGCTTGTGAGAAGAGAGCTAAGCAACTTCTTGCAGAACTTGAAGAGAAGGAAGGTCGTAAGTGGGCTAACCTGCATCCGTCTCCTCGTGGTGGTTATTTCAGTGCTTACTCTCGTGCTGGTGAACTTACAGTTATTGCTGTAACAGAGGCTGGACGTTACTACGGTTTGAATGTAGAATTAACGGCTGGTTATGATGTGGGCAGAAATTGGGCTGAGTGTCACTAATGGACAGACAAACCGCACTAACAATATTTGATATGATGATGCTTGCTATTCTTGTGATAGGTTGTGTATTCTATATCAAAGATGATGAATAAGGGCTTCGGCCCTTTAATGGAGGAAGATATGCAGACAATTTATCAAGTAATTTTCAGTCGCGATGATGAAGACGGTATTTCTACCATTTCTTCATATAGTCGTTACTTCTCTAGTCTCGACAAAGCCAAGAAGGAAAAGACAGAGTGGGATGAAAGATCCTGGCGTAACCGTTCTAACCTAATTATTCTGGAGGTGGAGTAATGATTAGTAGTGAAGATCTGATTGTGTGGCCTGATGATGTAATGTGCTTCGGTGAAGAACTGGAAGAAATGTTGCAAGGTCGTTCTGATGATTACCGTGTTGTCAAAATGGGTACTGACGAGTGGTATGAACTTACTGACTCTGAGCGATCTGAGTATGATTCTGACGACTTTGAAGATGATTGGGACGATACTTACTCCTGTGGTTGCTGCAAGTGCTGTGGTTGTTATTGTGACGAACCAACGGATCGCTTTGGCAATCCAAAAGAAGGCTGGGAGGAAGTATAATGGCTGCTGTTCGTGTTGAGTATGAAGAATATAAGGCTGGTGTTATTGACTACCAGCGTTCAAGCAAGTATTATGTGCCACCTATTCCGCGTAAGAATGAATCTATGATCATCAATGATCAAGAGTATGTTGTTTACGATATTGTTCACAAACCAAACTGTGTAGAGCGTATTATGGGACAAGACTCTCCCCTGTATGTGATTACAGTTAAGATTCAGAGGATTTAATATGATCTTGCTTACCCGCTTGAGCGGTGAAACTGTTCTTATCAATGAACAAACGATTCTGTATGCACAACAGCAGCAGAACTCTGATAGCACTCGTGTTCGAGTGGTTATTGGTGATGTTTACGAAGATCTGTATGTTATGCAGACACCTTACACTATTTATTGTTTATCCAAGGAGCAAAAATGATTACCCAACTAAAACTGATCGCCCACTTAGAAATTGATCTGTCAAATCCAGGTCTTAAAGAAGGCTATGATGCACGTATTGCAGACGGTCAAACTCACGAGGAGATTGTTGCTGGACTTAGTGAAATGCTCACTCAGTGCTTCACTGAATTGATGAACGAAGAGTTCAGCGAAGAAGGTATGAACGTGACCGTGGAGGTAAGATAATGAATCGTCACGCTGAGAGACGCTTAGGTGAAGAAGTATTGGAACGTATTAAAAAGATCGATCCTAACGCTATCATTGCAGGCGGTGCGCCTCGTGATTGGTGGATGGGTAATGAGTGCTCAGATATCGATATCTATCTGAAAGCCCCTGAACTGTCCTCTGACGCTTTACGACAAGCAGCCATATCTTTGCTAGGTTTTAACCGTGTACGCTCTATGAGTGCCGTAGACGAAGATTACGAGGGTATTACAGACCTGCTGGCTGTCTTTGAGTTTGATTATGAAGGTAAGACGTTCAATATTATGTTTATGGATGAATATTGTTCGTTCCCTTATACAGGTCATTTCAGTTGTTCGATCTGTGAGATCTACTATGATGGTAGTCAATTCCATCCTTCACCTAAGTTTATGAAAACTCTACTGGACAAAGTGATCATCCTAGCAGATGATGTAGACGAGAACACTAAACATATTCGCAAGATTGCTGGTAAGTTTCCTGGCTATACCTTCGCTAAGTTTGTCTCTGTTGCACCAAGCTTCACCACAGTAAAAGTGAATGCAGACTTGGGCTTTGACTTCTTGGAGCGGGATGGCAAAGAAAGTCCAGATGTTTTCAACTTTTAGTTGACACAGTAGCAGTATTTTGATAT